TCATGACGCTGGCGAAGCTGGCGATCGACACCGGCTACGAGTCTGCCGCGGTTTACGCTTGGTCGCGCAAGCAAGGGATCGCGCAGGTGGCACCCGTCAAGGGCCTGGAAGGCTTCAACCGGGTTACGCCCGTGTCGGGCCCGACCTTCGTTGATGCCACAGTTAATGGGCGGAAACTGAAACGCGGCGCACGGCTCTGGACAGTGGCCACAGCGACATTCAAGGCCGAGACTTATCGTTATCTTCGGATCGAGAATCTGTCGGATGAAGATCGCACGCTGGGCGTGGCATCGCCTGCCGGGACCATTCACCTGCCTGATTGGGCCGACAGCGAATGGTTGAAACAGCTGGTGGGCGAACAGTTGGTGACGATCCGCAACAAGCGTGGTTTTGCCCGTCAGGAATGGCAAAAGCTGCGCGAGCGCAATGAGGCACTGGATACCCGCGTCTATGCGCGGGCTGCCGCATGGATCCTTGGGGCAGATCGGTTCGACGAGCGCATATGGCGACAGCTGGAGAAGCAGGCCGGGGTCGAGACCATCCCAGCTGCCACCAAAGCCGACACTGACACACTGTCCGAGCCTCAAGCCGGGCGGATTGCCGCCCCGCGCAAGCGCGGTTGGCGGGTAAGCACGCCAAAATACATGGAATGACGTATGACCCTCGATGATCTCAAATCCCGCCACAGCGCGTTGCTGGCGGCCCGGTATAGCGGCACGCGCTCTGTGAGCTACGATGGCAAGACCCTGACCTATGGCACCGATGCTGAATTAGCGGCCGCCGTCTCCGACATCGAACGGCGCATCGCAAAGGCCGAGCGCGGCCCTGGGCGCATTTCTCGCCCCCATGCCGTAAAGGACCTGTGATGAACTGGCGGCAGCGTCTCGGGGCTTTTGTTGGTGGCTTTGATGCAGGCCAGCATCATCGCCGTCTGCGCGGGTTCCAGGCGACGCGCGCCCATGTGAATGCGCTGATTTCGGCGTCTGGACCTGATATCACTGCGCGCGCCCGTTGGTTGGTGCGCAACAATGGCTATGCGGCCAATGCGGTTGAGAGCTGGGCTGCAAATACCGTGGGCGACGGGATCAAACCAATCTCGCAAATTGCAGATGCGGCGCACAAGGAAGAACTGCAACGCCTTTGGCTGGCCTGGACCGATGAAGCAGACAGCGAAGGTCTGACCGATTTCTATGGGCTGCAACGGCGCGCGGCGCGCGAAGTGTTTCTGGCCGGTGAGGTCTTCTTTCGGATCAGGCCACGGCGCAGCAGCGACGGATTATCTGTTCCCTTGCAGCTACAGATGTTGCCCGCCGAAATGTTGCCGCTGCATCAAACGGGTATGGCTGGCAATGGGAATGCCATCCGTCAGGGGATCGAGTTCGACCGGGTCGGACGCCGTGTGGCCTATCACTTCCTGCGCCGACATCCGGGCGACAGCACCGATCCAGGGCTGGCGGGCGAAATGGTGCGCGTACCCGCCTCAGAGGTCATCCATGTCATCGACCCCGTCGAAGCGGGTCAATTGCGTGGGGTCTCAAAGCTGGCACCGGCCATCGTGAAGCTGTTTCTGCTCGATCAGTATGACGATGCCGAGCTCGACCGCAAAAAGGTCGCCGCGATGTACGCGATGTTCGTCACCTCGCCCGCACCAGAAAACCCCCTGCTGCCGTCCGAGGATGACGACACGCTGGGCGGCTTCGAGATTAGCCCCGGCCAGGTTGTGCGACTGGATCCGGGCGAGGATGTGACCGTGGGCCAACCTGCAGATTCAGGCGCGACCTATGAGCCGTTCCAATACCGCACGCTGCTTCAGGTCGCCTCGGCGCTGGGCATTCCTTATCCTTATCTAACCAATGACATGGTGAAAGGTAACTTTTCGAACTCGCGTCTTGCACTTATCGAATTTAGGCGTGGCGTTTCGGCCTGGCAGCATTCGGTGATGGTCTTTCAACTGTGCCGTCCTGTCTATGCGCGCTGGATGGACGCGGCCGTGCTGTCGGACGCATTGGTTCTGCCCGGCTATGAGGTCGACCGGTCGCGGTTGCTTGCCGCAAACTGGCTGCCAACCAAATGGGATTGGGTCGATCCACTCAAAGACGCCAATGCTGAAATCGCCCAGATCGAAGCGGGTCTCAAATCCCGCACACAAGCCATCGCAGAGCGTGGCTATGACGCAGAACAGGTAGACCGTGAAATCGCGGCGGAGCGGGAGCGCGAGCGATTGCTGGGACTGGACTTCCGAAGACCAGGATCACCCGCGCAAGGGATCGCAGCGGTGCCAAGCTCGGATAAAGATGACGGCGAAGACACCCAATCGACAGATGAAACTGATGACGCGGATGACCCTTCGCGCAAGCCTGAGGACCAGCCCTGGTGCTCCATGCCCGCATTGCCACGCGCGCCTTCAACACGCCGCTGCTGGTTGAGCCCTCCAAAGCCATGGCGTTTCTGTCGGGGTTCGGGCCGCGCATTCTCGGGCGACAGGTCGAGATGGTGGAGCCGGATGGCGCGAACGAGGGCGCTGTGCTCCTACCCGCCCGCGCCAGCATCCTCGCCGGAAACCTCGCTGTGCGCCTGCATCAAAATGGCGACGCGCCCTATCCGGTCGTGGACGGCATCGCCGTGATCGAGATCTCCGGTGTGTTGATCCACCGCGGCGGCTGGATCGGCCAGTCCTCTGGCCAGACCAGCTATGAAGGGATCGCGGCGCAGATCGATGCCGCAGCGGGCGACCCGTCTGTGCGCGGCCTTGCGTTGGAAATCGACAGCTTTGGGGGCGAAGTTGCGGGGATATTCGACCTCGCAGATCGCATTCGTGCAATTCGGGCGAGCAAGCCGGTCTGGGCCTTTGTGGCTGAGCACGCCTTCTCGGCAGGATACGCGCTGGCCAGCCAGGCTGATCGCATTCTGCTGCCCCGCACCGGGGCCGTTGGCAGCATCGGTGTGGTCGTGATGCATGCCGACCTCAGTGGCGAGCTTGATCAGGATGGTGTGCGCGTGACCTTGATCCATTCAGGGCGGCATAAAGTGGATGGCAATCCGTATCAGCCCCTGCCGGATGCCGTTCGTGATGACATCCAGCGGGAGATCGATGTGCTGCGGTTCCTCTTTACGCAGACCGTCGCGGCGGGACGTGCGGAACGGTTGAGCCAGGAGGCCGCCCTCGCGACCGAAGCCGCAACCTATCGCGGGGCAGACGCTGTCGCTGCGGGTCTCGCCGATGAGGTCACCGATCTGCAGCGCGGTTTTGCGGCGTTCCGACAGCGCGTGGCAAACACGCCAACACGGGCACCCGCGCGCGCGACAACGCTCCAGTCCCGCAAACCAACCCAACCGAAAAAGGAAGCACAGATGGCCACCCAAATTGACACCAGAGACATCACAAACAGCGCTGCAGAGACTGATGCTGAAGACACCCTGCGAGACGAGACTCCCGATGAGGCAACAATTCCGCAGGATGGTCTTTCCACTGCCGGTGATGATCAACCTGCCGCCCCGGCCACGCCCCCTGCGGCACCCGCACCGCCGGTCTCGGACGCAGCGCAGCCGGGCAATCTGGCAGAGTTGTCGGCAAAACTGCGCAACGAGGCCGCAGATATTGCCGAGATCGCAGCACAAGCTGGACGGCTTGGCATCGCGATAGACGCAGCGAAAGCTCTGCGCGACGGCACAGCCCCCGAAGCCCTGCGCCGCCTGGTTCTGGAACGTGCCAGCGCCGCAGCGGATGCCCGCGATATCGTCGCAGCGCCGCCATCGCTGGTCATCACCAAAAGCGCCGAAAGCCCGATCGTGGCCGCCGCCAAACGCGCGGCCTCTGCAGGTGCAAAGGGCTGAAACCCCTCTCATCCCTCAAACTCTGCCACCTGATCCTCTGCCGCACCTCCCCGGCAGGGGATTTCTTTTTGCCCCCTGATCACAAGGATCCCTGACATGCCCATCCTGACACAGCCGCCCAGCATGGGCGATGTTCTCAAATACGAACTCAACCCCAACTTCACCCGCGAAACCATCACCCTGCTGGCGGGGACCGCCTATCCTGTCGGTGCTGTTCTTGGC